TGAACTAAATAATAAAGATGTATATAATAATATATTTTTTAAAGAAAAAAATAAAAAATATAAAAATATAAAAAAAATGGCATATATAAATAATAAAATATCAATGCATGATGAGGTAATAAATGAATTATCAAAATTAGGATTAATAACAATATTACATAGAGGATTAATTATTTTAGATTACCTCAAAAATTGTATCGAATGTGACAATATTATTTTTGAAATAAAGAATTTTGAACATGTTGGACTTTATTTGGATTATTATAATAATATTGACAAAGTTAAAAAGTGTGAAAATTGTGAAAATATTATAAAAGCAAAAAATAATAAAACAAAATATTGTGATGAATGTGCTGAGGAAATCGAGAAAGAAAATCACAAAGAAAGAAATAGAAAATGGTATAAAAACAAGATTTCGGACGAAATAGAAAAACCTTAAAAGTATTGATATAACCCTATTTTAAAGTTTAATATTTTTCTTTAACTTATGATATATAATCAAAATATAAAAACAAAGGAAGTGTCATTTTTTGATTCCAATCAGAAAAGAAGAATTTGAAAAAATATTCCCTGAACTTGAGAAAATTTATAACCACAGTCAGCACAGGTATAAATATTGGGAGCAAACTGTAACTAAATACTATGTAATAGTTGACTGGAAATATCAAGTTAGACAATATTGGAAGTATAACCAAAGCACACCAGATTTACAAAAATATAATAATAAGGTTTGATGATATGTCAAAACGTAAAAAAGATATATTAATAAGTTTTGTGGGCAATAATGCCAGCGATGTTGCAGGAAGTATGATTTTAATAGAAACTCAAAATATAAAAATATTATTAGAATGTGGTATTGTTCAAAATGCAGGAAATCCATTAGATGATTTTAAAATTAATAATCAGGCATTTCCTTTTAAGGCTAAAGATCTTGATTATATATTTCTCAATCATAGTCATGCCGATCATTCAGCCTTAATACCAAAACTTATACATGATGGATTTACAGGCAAAATAATAACCAGTGAAATTACTGCAAAATTACTTAAACCTATGTTTCTAGTTAGCTGTAAAATAATAAAAAACGATGCAAAAATTTTATCTAAAAATAGAAAAAAAGAAGTTTATCCATTTTATAATGAAGAAGACGTTTATAATTCGTTAAATCTAGTTTATGAATATGAATATAATAAAGTTTATAAATTAGATAAAGATGTGAGTTTTAAGTTCTTACATAACTCTCATATAATAGGTGCATTACAGCTTGAATTATATATAAACAATAATTTAGGAGTACAACAAACTATATTATACACTTCAGATTTAGGATCTTTTAAAGTAAAAAATCATTATGTAAGTAATAATGATAAATGTACCAAGGCTTCAATTGTAATAAGTGAGTGTACTTATGGAAAAAGAACACAAGAATCTGCTCCTAATAGAGAAAAAGATTTAGAAAAAATTAAAACAATAATTCAAGAAACTTGTATTGATCGAAGTGGAAGAGTTCTTATACCAGTATTTTCTCTTGCCAGAAGTCAAGAAATATTAACAAATTTATATGAAATATATAAAAATGATAATAGTTTTAAGATACCTATTTATGTAAATTCACCACTAATATTAGAAATTAATAAGATATATTCTAAATATTTAGATGATAAAGGTAAAGAATTATTTGAACAAGTTTGTAATTGGAAAAATGTACATTTTATAAGCAGTTTAGAAGAAAGCAAATATAATATAAAAGATAAATCACCAAAAATTGTTTTATCTTCAAGCGGATTTTTAATCAAAGGCAGAAGTTGTGAATATTTAAAAGAGTATATAACCAATAAAAATGACACAATTGTTAGTGTTGGATATGCTCCAGAACATTCTACTTTTGGTAAAATTAAAAATAATGAACCACTAATAAAAATTGATGGTAAAAACTATAAAAATAATTGTAAATGTATGACTTTAAATTCTTTTTCATCTCATATTCCAAGACATGAATTACTTTCTTATTTAAAAAGTATTTATACAGATAAATATTATTTAGTACATGGAGAAATTGAAGGAAAATTAGAATTTAAAGAAGATTTAGAAAATGAATTATCAAAAATGTGTAGATCGTCTACAGTTATTAGTACTACAAAAAATACAATATGTTATTTATAATAAAAAACAATAAAAATGAGGTAAATTTCTATGATATGTAATTGTACATTAGCAGGAACAAAAGCATGTGAAAATTGTACAAGTAATTTGTCAAATAATTTAGAACAAGTATATAAGTGGAATTTTCTAACTTATACAGATGGAACATGGAATATAGGGATAAAACATGAAAAGCCACCACTTGGAATTATGCCAAGATATATCTGGATAGAAAAGAGAATTGAAGATTTACAAAGAGCTATAAAAGAATATATAGATGCAGGATTAGCTATACATGAAGAATGGGTTACAGAATTAAATGAATATGTAAATAATAAAATAAAATAATAATTTAGGAGAAAAAGCATGAATAAAAAGGATATAATTAAAGAAATAGCTTCACAGACAGGATTGACACAGAAGGATTCCGAAAAATTTTTGAATAGTTTTATGGAAACAGTTGAGGAAACTTTAGTTAAGGGTGAAGATATTAAATTAGTTGGTTTTGGAAACTTCAAAATTACAAATAGAGCTGAGAGAAATGGCGTAAATCCAGCTACAAAAGAAAAGATTATAATTGCTGCAAGTAAAAGTCCTAGTTTTAAATTTAGTAAGTCAATAAAGACTGAACTGAATAAGTAATTTTATAATTAAAATAAAATAATATTATTTAATAAAAGGAGATTTACAATGATTAAAAGGGAAGAAAAGAATGAAAAATCAACAAAGGTTTCTGGATTAATTAAAAGTATAGAAAATACTAAAATTACTATAGAAGAAAAGAAAAAAGAAGAAACTTTAACTGATATTTTTGATTTACATAAGGAATTTGAACCATTTGTCAATACTAGTGTTAATTTTACTATAAGCAAGACTATAAAAGGAATTATAGAAAGTATTGATGATAATGGCATTAACATATTAGATCCTAAGTCTGGAATAAAAACTGTTGTAAGTGTAGATGATTTCCAATCATTTATAGGTAGCAATATTAAGTTTGGAATATCTGAATCTAGTAAAAGTGAAGTTGATGAATTTTAATGAGGGATTTTTTAGTCCCTCTCCCCTACCCTACTCCCATTAAATCATAGGAGGAAGTAATTTGGAAAACAATGAACTTTTAAATATATGCAAACAAAAACACAATAAATCAATCGATAAATCATGGGATGATTTAGCTTTAGAATTTAATTTTAAATCAGGAGAAACTTTAAGATGTTGGTTTAAATCATATCGTAAAGCTAATGGTGAACTTAAAAAAAATAAAGAAATTGAAGTTACTGAAAAATTTCAATATAAAGAAACAACAGAGATACATAAAGATGGATCACAAAGTAGTGATAAACTTTTAAAGATGTCTGAAGATGATTCTAAAGATGTAAATTATTTACTTAAATCTCATGGATATGATATTAAAGCTTGGGAATTGGTTTCTGCAAGAAATAATATATGGAATGTTTATAGTAAGCAAGATGGTGTCCAAGTATTATATTCTAGTAAAATTGTAGTTAAACCTAGAGTTGATTATTGTTGGAATGAAAAAGATATCTTGAAAATTTTTAACAATATTAAAACTAATTGTAAAAATGAAGTAAATATAATTTCCAAGCAACATACCTTGAATGGCAATCTATTAGTAGTTCCTATTGCAGATTTACATTACGGTTTATTTTCAGATAAATATTCAACAGGTAATGACTACAATATAAAAATTGCTGAAGAATTATTTTATACTGTAATAAATAATATTATAGATAGAGTTAAAAATAAAAAGTTTGAAAAGGTATTATTTATTGTTGGTAATGATTTTATTAATGCAGATAATATTAATGGTACTACTACAAAATGTACTCCTCAAGATAATGATGGATTATGGTTTAATACAGTAAACAAGGCAACTCAAATGATTATAAATGGAATTGATATGTTAAATAGTATTGCTCCTGTTGATGTTGTTTATGTATTGTCTAATCATGACTTACATACTATGTTTGGTATTATGCAAACAATAAAAGCATGGTATAGAAATAATAAAAATATAAAAATTGACGATTCCCCTATGCCTAGAAAATATTATAAATTTGGTAAAAATATATTAGGATTATCACATGATATAAAAGTTAAAGATGCACTACCATTAATTACTTCAGAAGCAAAAGATATGTGGAGTGACTGTACTCATATGATATGGATGCTTGCACACTTACATCAAGCTATGATTTATGAAAAACAAGGATATTTAGAAATAATGAGATTACCTACTGTTTCAGGTTGGTCAAGATGGAGTAATAACATGGGATATTTTCAATCTGAGAAGAAAAATCAATCATTTATAATGGATGAATATATGGGTATAACAGATGTTATTAATACAATAATAATATAATAATATAAAAGGAGCATTTTAAACATGAAATTTGAGAAAAAAGATGGTATATATTATATAGATAATACCCCTGTAGAAACAAGTGTTTATATTAGTATGCTTGAGGAACAGTTAAGTAAAAATGCTAAGACTCCAAAACTTGATGAACAAAAGATTCATGAACTTGAATATAATTGTGAAGATGAATGTACATGTCCTGAATGCCAGAAATTACTTGATTTTATATTTGATTTAAGTGATATGGAAGATCATGAAGCATTGGAAACTTTTAGAGATTATGTAAATTCTGAAAATCAAAAAGCTTTTATAAAAGGTATGATTTCTGCTTATGACGAAGTTAGTAAATTTACCAATAAGACTTCTGCTAGATGGGACAATGCTTTGGACAACATTGAAAGTGGTTGTGTTTGTGAAGATTAAATTTATAGAGGTGTTTAATTATGGTTAAAAATAAGCATAAGAAACACGTTATTGGATTACAACAAAAATGTAAACATGAGAATATTGAATTTCAATTTGATACTAGAAATTGCAGAACTATTGAAGGTTATTTAATATTAACAAATCCCATTACAATGTATGGTACTTGTGAATGCGGTGAGTATATTGAAGAAGTTGCTGTAGGTGGATTATTTAAATTGCCTGAGAAGGTTAGTGAAAAAAGTAAGAAAAAGAAAAGTGGATTGAAATTTGGATATGTTGATGATGGTTTAGAATTTGATGAATGATTTTATGGATAAAATATAATATTTTTTGAATAGATCATGCCTTTATTGAAAAATAAGGGTATTTTTGTGTTTAAAATTTTATAGAGAATATACTTTAGGGTACTCCCCTATTCTCCTTTTTGTATATTCTCTTCTTTTATTTTTAATAAGGTTAAATAACAAGGATGGGAAGTGAATATTTTGGCTGGCAGAAAAAGAATATCATCAAAAAAAATAAATGTTAGTACATTAACATGTACAATGTGTGGTGAAACAAAAAAATCTGGTGACTATTATCAAAGTTATAATCCTATATATCAAACAGGTAAAATACCCTACTGTAAAAAATGTCTTAAAGATATGTGTAATGATAATGCTGGCAATATAAATGTTGAAAAAGTAAAGCAAATGTTAAAGATAATAGATCGTCCATTTATTTATGATTTATTTAAATCGTCTATAAAAGAAAATGGAGATACAATTGGGATATATATGAAAAACCTTGCATTAAATAATAAATCTGATGGATGGTCATCTTCTATTTTTGAACCTATTTGTGAAATTGAAAATAAAGAAAAATTAAATAAAATAGAGAATAAAGAAAATGTTGATATTAGAATGTTTCAAGAAAAATATGGATATGGTTTTGAATTAGAAGAATATTTAAATTTCGAAAGAAAATATAAAAAACTTTCTAGAGGATATAAAGAAAAAACTGAATTACATAGTGAAAGATTAATAACTTATATAACACATAAAGTCAAAGAAGAAATGGCTACAGCTAAAGGGCAAGTTGGCGAGGCTGAAAAATGGGCAAGATTAGCACAAGCAGATGCTACTGCTGCTAAATTAAACGTATCTCAGTTGAGTAAAAGTGATATTACTGGAGGTATAGATTTAGTTCCACAACTAGTAGAAGCAATTGAATCTCATACATCATTAATACCTCTTATGCCTAAACTTAAAGAGCAACCTTATGATGATGCAGATTTAATTATTTGGGCAATTATAAATAAAGTAAGAAGACTTGAAGATAAACCAAAAGTAGAATATGTGGATATATGGAATTTTTATGACAAAATGATAGAAGAACATTACACTCAAAAGGGACATACAAAAGAGCAAATAGATCAAGAAAAACAAAAAAGAAACAGTATGTTTAGGGATTTAGGAAAGTTGTATATAGAACCTTTATATAATCAAGATGAAATTGAATTTATAATAGAAGAAGAGGAAGGTGATTATTAATGCCTTCTTTTAATAATTTTCAAAGTGATAATCAAAAGTTTGAAAAAGATAGATATGATATTTATAGTTCTACTTTTGAAAATCCAATTCAAAAAGTACAAGAAGATTTTATTACAGGTAATATAGAAAAATGGTTAGAACTGGTTAGTTTTCTTCGTTTTTATCCAGATTATTATTATGATTTGATAAAGCCCAAAACGGGTAAATTATTTAAGTTTGATTTAGATCAAAGAGTAATGTTGAGGTGTTTAGTTAGATTTATATATAATTATGATTGTATTCCTAGAGGCGGCTCAAAAACCTTGATTAATGTAATGGGAGCATATCATATATGCCAATTTTTCCCTGGTATTACAATGTCTATTTTAGCATCTACAAAACAATCTGCTGTAGAAATATGGGAAGAAAAACACAATGAAATTTTAGACTTTTTTCCTTATATAAAAGATTGTATAAAATCTGCTAATTTTTCTAAAGACAGAGGTAAGGTAGAATGGGTAAATGGTTCTGTAATAGATAATTTAGCTAATTCACAATCCTCTAAGGGTAAAAGAAGAAGACGAGGGGAAATAGAAGAGGACAATTTGGTGGATAAAGATACGTATGAGGACGCTATAAGTCCAATTTTTAACATTCCTAGGAGAACAATGACAGGAATTGAAGATCCAGAAGAACTAAATGGTCAAGTGAATAGATTTACAACTTCTGGATATAAAAATAGTGATGCATATGAAACTATTATTCAACATTTAAGGGGAATGACTGACCTTAACGGAAGTTTTGTTTATACTTCTGATTGGAGTATTCCAGTACACTTTGGAAGACAAAAAATATCCACTATTAATAATGCAAGGAAAGGTAGTATAACTCGATACAGACAAAACTATCTTTGTGATTGGGTTGGATCTTCAGATGGTGCATTGATTAATATAAGTAAACTTTTAAAAATTAGAACATTAGGTTCTGAAGATATAGAAATACCTAAAGATTTTAAAAATCAATCTGAATTGCCTGAATATATTATGGGTGTTGATGTCGCTAGGAAAATCAATAATAAAACAGCTATAGTTGTTGCTAAAATAATTAAAAATAATGTTGGTAAAATAAGACAAATTCATATTGTCAATATTACTACCCCTCCACAAAATTTAAGTTATAAAGAACAATCTGTAATTATAAAAAGAGTGTTTCATCAATATGGTGGAAATTTAGATTTAGTAAAATCACGAGTAAAAGCTGTTGTAATAGATTCTAATTCATGGGGTCAAGGATTAGTCGAAGCATTATTGCAAGAAGATACAGATCCTCAAACTAATAATGAATTAGGATGTTGGGATACAATGAATACAGATGATAAACCTATGTTAAATACTGCACCAAAAGTTTTATATGCGTTAACATCTCAGGGTATTAATTCAGATATAATAAGAATTTTTGTTGATTATTTTGAAAGCGGTAAAGTTAAATTAATTAAATCCCATGAGGAAATAAAAAAGGAAACTACAAAAAATTCTAATAATATGTTTTATGAAATACAATGTGATCAAGTTACAAGGTTTATTGATGAAGTGGCAAATCTAAAACTTATTAAAAATGATAAAACAAAAACTATATCTATTGATCAAAACATTAAAAGTATTGATAAGGATAGATATTCTGCTATTGCATATTTACTTTATTATATATATCAGTTTATGGAAGAAATTCAACAAGATTCAGACTATGATTTCGTATTTTCATATAATTAAAATATAATAATCCAAAAAAGAAAGGAGGATAAATACTTGAATGATGAAAATCCTCAATCTCCACAAATAGAACAAAATTCCCACACTATAGAATTAAATTCACTGGCAAATTATTCATATTCTGTTTCTTCAATGATACATACTAATAATATCTCATTTGAACAAATGAAAGAATATATAAAATATCCAATGATTTACAATGCAATATTAAGAGAAATATCAAGGCAATCATACTCTTTAAATGGAGTTTACGGTCAATCTATAGATAAAATGGTAGCATTACACACCCTGTCATATATAACTACTTTAAGAAATAAAAGTCAAGGAATGAAAAATAAAAAGCAGAAATTTAATACTCTACTTAAAATATTAAATATTGATAGAACAACTAGAGATATACTTAGACATTTATTCATTGATGGAATGTTCGTGGGAGTGCTTCGTGATACCAGTGCATCTAATAAAAATATTAACACTTCATCTGGATTTATTGAAAGTATTGATAGATTAGAAGGTTTATCTTTAAATGATAATTTCATGATTCAATCATTAGATTTAGATTATTGCAAAATTATAGGAGTTCAAAATAATACATCTATTGCAGCATTTGATTTAATGTATTTTGACCAATTTAAACATGGTGGATTATTAAATGAAATAAAAAATTATCCAAAGGAATTTGTTGTTGCTTATAATCAATATAAAAAAGATGGTAGTAAGAGATGGTTTATTCTTGATCATAAAAAAACTATTGCATTAAAAGCTAAAGCAGATGAAGATGAAGCATTTGGTAGACCTTTTGGTATATCTGCATTTGCTGATATGAAATTAGATGAAGATTATGAAAATAGTCAATATAAATTAATTAGTGAATTGGCAAGTAGTATATATGTTTTAATGCTCCCTGAAGGTGAGAAAAAAGGTTCTTGTAGCTTA